GAGGCGCCCATTTTGGCCTGTATGAGGCCCGTTTGCGGAAGAGGAGGGGCCGCCCGTTGTGGGAGCGGCAAAACAGCCCCAGAACCGTCTGTAACGTCCGGGTTGACCTCCAAATACGGCCAGTTCTGGGTGTTGGCCGTCTTCCACTGAAACTCGTATCCCTCGAACTGGCCGCCGTAGCCAATGAACGGGGCCTTGGGCGCCAGCGCGAGCATTTCTGCTTCCTGCGACGTCCAGTAGTTGTACATCCGCTGGGCATCCTTGGCGTTGCGCACGATGCCCGAGATGAAGATCCGACCGTCGACTTGGAATTCGTTGCCCACCACGCGGATCACCGGGATCCACTGGCCGGCCCACTCGCGCTCTTCCAGCACCTCGAAGCCGTTGGTCTTCATCCACATGACGCGCTTGCGGTCGACCTGCCGCTCACGGATGGGCATGACGCCCATCGCACGCATGGTCTTGTCCTGTGGCGAGCCCTTGAACGCAGTCTGGTTGCCCGGGTACAGGTACAGCGTGTCCTTCTTGTGGTCGATGTAGAAGTACTCAGCGATGCGGATCGTGTCCTCGGTGATCCACTGGCTGATGTCCTGATCGCCGATGCCCTGCGCCATGATGGACGACAGCGGCGCGGCGTCTGGATACAGGCGCTCGTACTCTTCCTTCATCAAGTCTTCGGTGATGAAGCACCACTCGGCATCCGCGCCGCATGGGTCTTGGATCAGCGGATCCATGTAGACCGAGAAGCTGTTGCGAATGCGTGCGATCTTGATGTCCTGATCGAACGAGTCCTCGTAACAGTACTCGGTCAGGATGCGGATGTAGCCCTCGCCGTAGGTGACTTGGTTCTCGCAGGCAGTGTCGTAGGCGACGTCCGCGTCCGAGTTTACCTCGATGTGTCGCACCATGCCGTCCAGCACCTGTGCGACCTCGACGTCAGCTTGATCGTTGACCGGGATCACCTTGCCGCTGGGGCGATTCTGTCGCTGCTCGTTGGTGACCTGCCGCACATGCTGCGGCAGCTTGTTGATGGTCAGACACGGCCGCGCGTTGACGGTCTGCCCCTGCACCGAGCCCCGGGTCGCCAACACGTCCTGCGGCCACTGCCACTGGTTGTCGGGCGAGCCCGCCATGAATCGCAGGTCGTCCAGCTCGTCCTCGCGGCTTTCGGAGTACGCGCCAATCGCCTGCCGCAGCCGATCGCGCATGAGCGCCATCGTGTCGCGGTAGTCCTTCTGCGCCTCTGGCGACGGGCCGCCGCGTGCAGACACTTTGCCTGCGCCGCTGATTCCTGTGGGGTCTTGGTTGATCGTTGCCATCACTTTTTCTTTGCTGGTGCCTTGCGGGCGGGTGTTCTGGCCGCTTCTCGCTTGACACTGTACGCGATCGCAACCGCCTGTTTCACCGGCTTGCCGGCGGCGACTTCAGCCTTGATGTTCTTGCGAAAGGCTTGCTTGGAGGTGGATTTGACGAGCGGCATAGCCAGATTCCTTTACGTTTCAGTGTGAAAAATGGCATAGTTCAAATGAATGGCTTCGCTGTACGCATTGTTCGTGGAGTTCTTTACCACAACGGTAAACGAACCGTCCGCGATCGCTGCGATAAACACGTTGTACGCACCCAAAGTGCCTCCAGACGCCACACTGATTACAACCACATCTTTGGTGCTGACTGCGGCGCAAGTCACCACAAAAACGGCTTGAGCGCTGGGGGCGAGCTGAGAACTGGCCGTAATGATTTGACCAGAAGGCGTGTTGATCGTAACGCCAGTAGTTTTGTTGTTGGCCTGCGTAACCGTGTCATACGCGCCGGCGGCGTAGCCAATCGTGCCTGTGGTAGCAACCGATTTGGCTTTCACAAGATCAGCACCGATGATGTTCTGATCTTCGTAGGCCACACCAATGGGTTTTGTGTTCGCCATTTACTTGCCTTTCTTGGCCGTCTTGGCCGACTCGCGAAACGCTTTGTCAGTGGGCGCGCCCTTGCTGCCCGGCTTGCGCATCTTCTCTCCGCTGCCGGCCTTGATGCGGGCCTGCTTGGCGTGGATGTTGGCGTAGAGTCCGGGTTTGGTCGCCATGATCAGCACTTCCAGCGTTTGAGGGAGGCTTTGGCGCGCTCGGCCGGCCCCTTGGCGTTCTTCACAACCCCTTCCATGCGCGCGCAGAAGCTGGCCTTGCGGCCCTTGTCTGCTTCGGTCTTGGGGTTGGGTGCGGGAGCTTTGAGTTTGGAGCCTGTGGCAGCGTTGTACTTGGCCCGACCCTTGGCGGTCAGACCGGCGCCCTGAGACACGGGGAGCTTCTCTCCTCGTCCAACAGATAGCGAAACGCCTTTCTTTGCCATCAAGCCCCCATCCAAGATGTTGCCATGCCGTTGGCGTTGTAGCCGCGAGCCGACGGTTTGTCCACATACTGTCGGTGGGCGACCGGGAACGCGAACGTCACAGCCAGCGCATCGGCAGCGTCAGGAGATGCCAGCCCTCGGGCTTTCATTTCCTTTTTGCCTTCCAGAAAAATTGTACCCGAAGAGTTTGGTTTTATGGTAGGCCCTGTCAAATCGGACTTTAACGCCCTATCGTTTGGAATGGAAGCGGTTTTCAGCCACTCCTTCATCGCGCCCCATAATTCAGCCCGTTTGTTGCCGTACATAATCGGATTTTTCGCTTTCCAGCCGAAATTAACCCCTCGCACGACTTTGTACCGCTGCTCATGTAATCGGTCGAGAATCCCATACCCGAGGCCGCCCTCGTCCAATACCACCAGCGCGGGTTTGTATTCCTCGATGGCGTCAATGACGCGGCCCACAATCATCATCGTGTCCTCGCCGTGGTAACGATGGAGCGCCACCAAGTCACGACCTTGGCGCACCGCAATAACAGTCGAGTCGGCACCACCTCGGGCCGGATCCACACCGATAATGATTGGCGCCGTCTCATCCTTGTACCTCGGCCGTGCTGCCGCGTCTGCGACGTGTGATGGCGCGATGAACTGGTCGTCGCCAGTGGACGGGAACTCGCCATATACCTCGACGCGCGCCTGTGACGAGTCCTCGCCGTACTCCTCGATGATTTGTCGATAGACCGCCTTGTCGGTGTCCTCGACCGTGCGCGCATCCACTTGCCGGGTCGACCAGAAGTCGCGTTTGGCGTGGAAGCACTCGAAGAAGTAGCCCGTGTTGCGCCGGGGGTTGCTGAACGCGAACCAGTATCTGTCGAGGATGTTCTCCGTGAAAAATCCCGCCCCCACCGACCAGATGCCGTCTGGAATGCCGCTCGCCTCGTCAAAGATCAGCATCATGCCGTCGTGGTTGTGCACGCCGGCGTAGCTGTCGGGATTCTCTTCGCTCCACAACTTGCCCTCGGCGGCCCAGTAGCGCGTGCCCTTCTTGAGGTCGCGTTCGACGATGTCGGTCAGCCACTTGGCCGGCTGGAGCTTGGTGGCTGAGATTTCCCACCAGTGGGCGTTGATGACCATCGTCGACCACTTGGTCAGCTCGCCCCATGTCACCGAGCGGAGCTGCGCCTCGGAGTTGGCGCTCACGATCACGCTCGATCCGATGCGCGTGGTCAGCATCCACAAAATGAGCCATGAGACGAGGGCTGACTTGCCGATGCCGCGCCCAGACGCCACGGCGGCGCGCAGCGTGTCCATGTCGACCTTGCCTCGGTTGGCTTGCAGATGGGCCTTGATGTCTCTTAAGACCTGCCGCTGCCACATGCGCGGGCCCTTGTACTTGTGCAGCGGTGTGTTCTCTTGCCCCCACGGGAAGGCGAACAGCACGAACGCCTCGGGGTCGTCCTTGATGGCCGGGCTCCACAGCCGGGTCATCAGGAGCTGTTCATCATCAGGACTGTAGACGGGCTTCTGCATTCGCTCTTTCTGCTTGGCGCGGTAGGTGCGCTGTGGGCTGATGCTCGATCACTTCTGTGACGGCGCCGTCGATGACGCGCGTCTCAGCAGCGCGCAGGGCGTCGATGACACTGATGCGCTGCTCGACCTCAACAGAGATGGCCTGCTTGGCGACCCAGCCGTGGACGTGCTGGAGGATGGCGAGGGCGGCCTTGGCGTCGCCGGCCCGGGCGGCGTTGAGCAGATGCTGGCTATTTTCGCGCTCACTGTCAGCCCTCCCCTTCTGTTCGGCCAATTCGGCCATTTGGTCAAGCTCTTTAAGTCGACGGTACTCGACGGGCAGCATTCCTGCCGCCAACGCCAGCGCGTCATTCTTCAACCCCAGATAGGCAGCTTCATAGATGCGTTCCAGCGTCGCCTCGGTGGCGCGCACTTCTCGAACAGCTAGAGGAAGACTTTTGAACATGTGCAGAGTTTAAGCCCGTGCGATTTTTTCGGGAAGGCCAAATGACCGAAATGACCCATGCCATCGACTGTAAGGGATTCTTTGGGGAGTTTGCAAAAAATTTTCAAAATTTTTCTGACACCTCCGGCGCGTGACCGGCCGGCCGCCGGCCCTGCCCGGGGGTCTGTGAGCACTCACTAACATGCCCCGAGCGGCCGGCCGACCGCCCCAGCGAGCGCTCACTTCGGCGAGCTGACGGCCGCCGGCCGAGCGGCCGCGAGCTGTTGCCGGGGAGCTGGCGGCCGGGGCCCTTTGCCCTTTCCCTTTCGGCCGCCGACGGTTTTCTACATGCCCAAGGGCCCTCCGGCCGAGCTGCTGCCGGCGACCGGCCGAGCTGCTGGCCGATGGCGGCCGCGTGCCGGTCGAGCTGGCGCCGGAACTGCTGCCGGCCGACGGCCGCGAACCGAGGCCGGTTCGGGGTTCGGTCATTTCGGTCACCGGTTCGGGGTTGACCGAAACGGCCGAACCGGTTCGGCGATTTTCTACGCGCCGGGAGCGCGCGGCCGGATTTTCGGCGCGCCAGCGCTTCGGCACGTTTAGGTCATTTCGGTCATCTGGCCACCGAAAAAAAATCGCTCCGGCTCGACGGGTGGGTAAATACCTACTGTATAGCTATACAGTATTTTTCATTTCATCAAACCCCCCAAAATAAATGACCTAAATGACCGAAAACCGGCTCAAAGCCTTATCCCGCCTGCTTTTCTCGCTGGGTCACGTCGACGGCCAGCGCTGACCGAACCATGACCGAACCGTCGTGCCCTTTGACCGAAAAACCGGCCGCCCGAAAATTTTTCGCGCTCAGGGGTTGACAAGCGCAAAACAATCCCTTACGCTCGGGGCTCCGCTTCGGCGGACGCGGGAAACCGTGAAACGGTAAATTTCAATCCACTCAAGTAAAGGGCAAACATCATGTCAACACTCATGCAAGCATCTCGCCAATGGTCAACCCGTCCCGAGGAGGAGCGCTTCACGTCCCTCACCGAGATGTCCGCGAAGTTTCACGCCGAGCGCGCCATCTCGCGCGCGGCCGTCGTCAGCTCGCGCAAGCTGCGCGCCGTGCCCGACGGCGCCGCCGGCCTGCTGATCGAGGGCCCGAGCGGCCACGGGTTCGCGCCGACCAATTGGGCGATGGGTCAGGCCGCGCAGCTCGTCGGCGCGCCGGCCGCCTACCTTCGGTCGCTGCCGGCGCCGGTCGCGGCCGATTGTCTGAACTACGGTTTCCACGTCGAGCGCGACGCGCAAGACGTCGGCGTGCTGCTGACGAAAAACGGCGATGCGGTACTGCGCGCGATGACCGGCCCGCGCTATGGTCGCATTTGGAACGGCGACGTCGTCGACGCGCTCGTCGATCGGTTCGGCGACGGCGTGACGGGTGACTTCCGCGTGCCGGGCATGTTCGGCCAGCAGCTCGACGCCGTGACGCGCGCGAACACGACCCTCTACGCCGGCGACCGTGACATGTTCGTTTTTCTGGCCGACGAGGTGAACCGCATCGAGCTGCCCGGTCGCCGCGACGGCCAGACCGGCACGCTGGCGCGCGGGTTTTTCGTCTCGAATTCTGAGGTCGGCGCCGGCACGCTGCGCGTGAAGACTTTTCTGTTCGACTATGTCTGCTCGAACCGGATCGTCTGGGGCGCGCATGAGCTGGAAGAGATCGCGATCCGGCACACTGCGAGCGCGCCGGATCGGTTCGTCGAGGAGGTCGCCCCGGCGCTGCTGGAATACTCGCGCGCCAGCGCCGGATCGGTCGAGCGCGTGCTGACGAGCGCGCAGCGCTCGAAGGTCGATAAGGTCGAGGAGTTCCTCGCGAAGCGCTTCGGGCCAAAGGTCGGCCAGCGCGTCGCGGCCGCCCACATGGCCGAGGAGGGCCGCCCGATCGAGACGGTCTGGGACGTGGTGACGGGCGCCACCGCCTACGCTAAATCGATCCCTTGGACTGCCGAGCGCGTCGAGTTCGAGACGACGGCCGGCGAGCTGCTCGACGCCGTGGAGGTGTTCTGATGAGCGCGCGCACGATCCTAGTCGACGTCCGCGACGTGTACGGCCGCGAGACAATCTACCCGGCGTGCGCGACGGCCGAGCTGCTCGCGCAGCTCGCCGGCACGCGAACCCTGACCCGGGCCGCGCTCGCGACGATCCGCGCGCTCGGCTACTCGGTCGAGCTGGCGCCGCGCGCGCTGCCGGCCGTCGAGCTGGGGAGGGCCGCAGCATGACCTACCGCATGCACCTATCCCCCCGATCGGCGAACGTGAAAACCGGCCCGATTCCCGTCTCAACGTCCGAGCGCGCGACGTGCCCGGCCGACTGCGCCATGCGCGCCGAGTGTTACGCGGCCGCCGGGCCGCTCGCGCTGCACTGGTCGGCCGTCTCGGCCGGCCAGCGCGGCCAGCTCTGGCCGGAATTCGTCGCGGCCGTGGCCGCGCTGCCGGCCGGCCAGCTCTGGCGCCACAATCAAGCCGGCGACCTACCCGGCGACGGCCGCACGGTCGACCCGGTCGCGCTCGGCGAGCTGGTGGCCGCGAACCGTGGCCGGCGCGGGTTCACCTATTCGCACTACCGCGACCCGGAAAGCCTGCGATGGATCGGCCACGCGAACCGATGGGGGTTCACGGTCAATCTATCCGCGAATGACCTAGTCGACGCCGACG